GTAGGCCAAACAATCAGAAATAACGATGGCACTGTTCCTACAGTTATTGAGCCAAAACCAACATCGGCATACGGCACAACAATCATATCAGAAGCAAGATTAATTGGTGGATCAAAACCAAAATATCAAACAGAAATCATTGATTTGATTGCTGTGACATACGCAGGTCTTGCATACAACGAAGCTAAATGTTACCGTGATATTGGTTACATTGTTGACGCAATCACCGAAGATTTGGAATACGGCGGAGATGCCGCGACAGTACATTCTGCAAATTATTACTTCCTTGGTGCAGTTAATACATTACCACCTGAGCAAAGAGGACCGACAAGATTAGCATATCAACACCTTGCTGATGTTATTGATGAAGTTTCTCGTGCTATCACTGTAACAGCGACAACAGGTAATGTAAGAGTACAAGATACAACATCTATCCCAGCGGCGGATGTTGCAACTGGTTCTCGTGCCCACGATCTTGTTGAAATTATCGCACAAACAGTTGATGATTTCTCACCTATCAAAATACCTGCGGTTACATCAAAACCATTGATGGAACCATCAAGAACATACGCAAGACAATCACTTGCCATGAACCGTGAGTTTATTCAAAATGAAATCGTTAACTATATTGATGACGAATTCTATACATTTGATGAAAACAAATGTGCTCGTGATGCAGGATTTATCCTTGACGCAGTTAGAAGAGATGTTCAAACAGGTTCAAACTATAATGGTAAGTACGTAGGCAAATCGTACCGCATTGGTACTGTAGGAGCTGATAAGGTTATTGAAGACCAACTTGCCGAAACAATTGAAGGAATTCAATATATACAAAAAGACATTGAGTCAAGATTGACCGGTGTGGCATTAACAAGAGCTCAGAATTCCTTCAGTAACATTATTACCGCAATGGTAAACGATTACACACCTGACGGTACAAACTATGATTACGGTACAGGAAACCGTGGGTCAAATAATATAAACGCAAGACAAGCATTACAATTGAACCGCGCATTCTTGCAGGCTGAAGCAACAGCATGGGTTGCAGCTAATTACCCATCATTGTCATACGATACTGCTAAATGTGAAAGAGATACTGGCATCATGGCTGATGCGGCATCATATGACATTCAGCACGTAACTAACACCGCTATGCTTGATGTTGCTAAATTGTACTTTGAAAACGGACTATCAACATTGTCCGCAGATCAACGTGCACCTACTGCCGCATTATATACACACCTCGGTGATGTTTCTCGTGACTTAATCCTTAAGATTGATGTTACACCATCAGCAGGTAACACTGTAATCCAAAATAAAGTATTCGGTCCTGTTGCTGCGGCAATCGGAAATGATATGCAAGATCTTTGGGAAATTATTGCAACTGTAATTGCTGCCGACTCATTGGTTGATATGCCAGATGATATTGAAGTATTCGCAGGAGCAGTTGGTGCTGCATCTTACGATTATGAAACTGAAGCAGCATTGATTGGTTCAAGAAAAGACGCATTACAATCAACAATTACTGATTATCTAAAAACAACATTCAACTACCTCGAGTATGACCGTGACCGTTGTTTCCGTGATACAGGTTATATCATTGATGCGATTTGCCACGATATTCAATATGGTGGTAATTCAGCAATGGTAAATGCCGCAGGATTGTATTTCAAAAATGCAGTTAACCTATTACCAACAGATCAACGTGATGCAACAAGAATGGCATTTACTCGACTCGGTGAAATTGTTGAGCACGTAACCAGAAATGAATTGGTACCTGTTGAATTTGGTGCAAAATATACACCAACAACTGCAGTATACGATAACGTAACTGGTGAAATTGTAATCACAATTGGTCAGCACGAGTTAACAACTAATGACCATGTTATGCTAACTGAAGATGGTATGACATTTACTTGTGACATGGATGGAAACACAACAAACCACGCAGCGCCACAACCGCACCATCCTGCATACCTCCGTGCAATTCCTGTACTTGCAACATCATCAACAACTATTACTGTTAATGTTGGTCCTGCTGCAGGCGGTGCTCATACATTCGTATCAGCATTACCAAATGCGGTTTCACAAGTAACAGGAAACCTTATCAAACAAGATACATCTCATCTTGCAGCAAGAAGAACAATTGCAACTGAAGCTAAAAACTTGGCATGGATTGTTGCAAATATTGCAGATGATAATGATGAAAAAGGTATTCCATTAGAGGTTCCACCATTTACAAATTGGATCCAATCTGATCTTATCACAGCAAAAGAAGCAATTGAAGATTCAATTCCTGCTCTTGCAACATCGGTTATTAATTATATCACAAACAATTGGAATGGTATCAGTTATCCGAAACAGAAATGTCGCCGTGACATTGGTATCCTTGTAGATGCTATATCGCATGACGTTAACTACACAACCAACTTTGCATCGGTACAATCTGCACAGTTCTACTTTAGAAACGCAACAAGCGTACTGCCATATGACCAACGTCAGCAAACCGCAGATCTATATACTGTAATGGCAGATTTGGTATCAGCAGTTGTTCAGGAGCAAACACCAAAAAATTACGGTTACACTCCAACAAATGTAGTTTATGATCCACTTACTGGTATGATGACAGCAACAATCGGTTCTCATAACATTGAAGCAGGTGACTTTGTAACATTTGATAACTTGGGCATTACATTCTCTTGCCCAACATCAGATGTTGATCCTACACCGATTGAGATTTCTCACCCACGTGTTGGCGGTGATGAATGGGCAGATGGTAAACCATGCAGAGTTGAATTTGTTGACGGTACCACAATTACAATGAATGCCGGACCGGCAGGTGTTGATAAAGCTCATACATTTGTATCAGCAACAGAAGGTGCAATCAGAAAAGCAATTGTTACAAGACAAGCACAAGATATATCAGGTGCACCAGCAACTGCGGTTGAAGGTGAATATGTTGCCGATATGATCCGTATTATTGAAGATGCAATCCGCCGTGATAGCATTGATGGTATTCCTGAAATTATTGAACCTGATACTTCATGGATTGATAACAGCCTTGTTTGGGCGGGTAAAGAAATTGATGATAATTTGGATATCCTCGCAGACGATGTAACAAATTGGATAAATACTACTTATAATGTATTGGATTATAACAAAGTTAAGTGTCGCCGAGATGCAGGATATCTTGTTGACGCATTTGCATATGACCTGAACTACGGCGGAACATCTGCTTCTAAATGGAATGCGGCATTCTACTTCTGGAACAACGTATATCGTATCCCAGAAGATCAACGTGTGCCAACTGCAAAAGCATACCGTAAATTAGGTGAGATTGCTCGTGACGCACTTCTTGAGACACTACCAGGTGTTTCTATTAAAGGTGAGTCAACAACAGCAGTTGAAGCACAACACGTTTATGACCTTGCCGATATCTATTATCGCTCGTTCCTGAACAAAGATGAAAAAGACTTTGGACCAACAATCCTACCTGACTTTGACTGGGAAGATAATAAAGTGTTTAAATTTGCTCGAGAAATCCTTATTGCCAACAGAAAGAAATTGTCTGTTGAGACTGTAAGATTTGTTGGACAGAATTATAAATTCTTTGATATTAACTTGACTCGCCGTGACGCAACTAACTTGTTGCAATCATTGGCAAATGACTTTAAATTCCAAAATATCGTTACAGGTCAAGATGGAAGTCAAACATCCACGAGAACATATGCAGCAGCATTCTTCGATTACAATGGTAAGCACGTGTTCCCAGTATTCAATCCAACAACACCAGGATTAAGTTTCCAAGGTACACTGAACGGATTGGGCGCATTGGGTAATGTCACTGGACAAAAACCAAATCACGCATATATAGTATCAACGGATTATGCCGGAAATAGGTATGACGGTACTATTTACTATTGGGACGGAACAGCATGGCAAACAGATGGAGCTAATAACGTGGATCTACTTGTATCATTCTATCAGGCATGGGAAAGAATGAAAACATTTATTAAAACGAATTACACACCAGATATAGACCACGATGCAATGATTGATGGTTTGTTTGACGATGTTCTTCGTGCGTCTGTCCTAAGACCGAGTGTATTGACCTTTGGTTCACTTGTTGAATCAATTGCTCACCAGTTTAACGGTGCTTCGGCAGGTGTTAACAGAAATGCGCTCCCAATTAACTTTAGAAACCTCGGCTTGCCGATCTCTGCTATTGCATCTGTACTTTCAGAAGATGGCGGTAGGGTTCGTTGGTCAGGTGCAGACGAACTTAACAACCAATACTTTGCAAGAGGATTGAGAATTAACGGTAGAACAGGTCGAATTGAAGGCCGTCCGTTTACATCATCGGTTCGTAAACTTGCAAGACGAGCATCTAACAGCCGCGCTGTAGTATAAAGGAAATAAAAAATGTCATTTGAATCATACGTCGACTCAAACACTGGTATCACAATTGTTGTGACTACTCAGGCGCCTGACGCTTTGCCCGTCGGCAAAAATTTAGAACTATCCACGAACTGGCAAGAAGTTATCACGGTACCTCAATTTAAAGTACCTGAACTTGTATTTGGTGGTTCAACAACAATTGAGCCAGGTGTTGGCGAAGTTATCTCACCGTTGATTGTTGCAAACAAGACAACAAATACCGCGACGGTTGATGTAAAAATTTATCGTTACTCTGAAAACTTAGAATTTTACCTAGTACGGGAAATGCCTGTACCTGGATATGATACAATACCAATCCCACTTAACGGACAATTCTTTGCCTCGGGTGATACGTTAGAAGTTAAATCAAGTGCTAATACAACATTAGATGCAACCCTATCATTCACATTAGGCCAAGCGGAGGAATACGATGTCGACTAGGTTCAAGTCAATGCGAGCTAGGACCGTTACCCTCGGTCATGGTATTCCACAAGCATTTCCGATAGGGTTAGATCCAGCACCGTTTGAAGGATCTATTGTATATGCCGACAACGGCACAATGAAGTATTCAAATGGTACTGTATGGCAAGATATGGGTACAGGACCACAAGGTACTCAAGGATTTACTGGTATTCAAGGTGACCAAGGTTTACAAGGTGATTACGGTCCGGGGTTTACAATCTTAGGATCGGTTGCTGATGTAGATGCAGGCGGCGATCCACAAGCAACACTTACTGCAGCATTCCCAACACCAAATATCGGCGAAGGTGTAATTGATGAAGCAGATGATGAACTTTGGATTTGGGATGGAACGAATTGGGTTAACATTGGATCATTCCGTGGTGTTCAAGGTTTCCAAGGTGTTCAAGGTGACCAAGGTTTACAAGGCGACCAAGGACAAGAAGGTATTCAAGGCTCACGCGGTTATCGTGGTTTCCAAGGTACACAAGGTTATCAAGGCACACAAGGCGTCCAAGGATTGCAAGGTGTTCAAGGACCACAAGGATTGCAAGGTGACCAAGGCGTTCAAGGTCCGCAAGGGTTACAAGGAGTTCAGGGTCCACAAGGCGTTCAAGGTCCGCAGTCGATCCAAGGTACAACAGGTATCCAAGGTGACTTAGGTTTTCAAGGTACACAAGGTTGGAATGGTACCGACTCAGGAATGGTCATTGACTATACACTCGGTACAGAAGTAACAGATCAAAATCCAACAGGTGGGTCATTTAATACAAACAACACAGTTATTGCAAGTGCTACCAAACTATGGTTTAATAGAGACGATACTTATAATGTAGATTTGGTTGACTATTTCCGTGCAATTGATTTATCAACATCGGCAAATAAAGCATATATCAAAATAACTAAACGTGACGAACCAGCATATTATCTTATATTCTCAGTACAAGAAATTACTGAAAAAGGTACAGATCCATCTAATTATTTTGAATTGGATGTTACATATATCGGCGGTCCTGCTACTCGAGCAAATTGGCAAACTGCCGATTTTCCAACTCCAGGTACAACAACATCATATCCATTGGTTGTTGCCCTTGACCAATCAGGTGACCAAGGTGTTCAAGGTTTCCAAGGTACTCAGGGTTTCCAAGGATTTACTGGTATTCAAGGTTTCCAAGGTTTCCAAGGTCCGCAAGGATTACAGGGTACACAAGGTTACCAAGGTGTTCAAGGCTTCCAAGGTTTCCAAGGTGAAATCGGTTATAGTGGTGGTCTGACATTTGAGTGGGATTTTAATCCGTCAACAACTGAAGGTTTCCCGGGATTAAACGGTTGGTTACTTAATAACGCTGATGTTACTCAAGCTGATAAGTTGTATATTGATGACCTCACACATACAGGTCGCCGAGTAGATGGATTGTTTGATTTCCTTCAAACACTTACAAGTTCTCCAAAAGGCTCAATCTTTATTAGAACACCAAAGAATGTAGGAAACGGTAATTACGAATTCCTGATCTATAACTTCACAAATTGGACTTGGGATGCAGGTCCAACTGACTGGGGACACTTTGATATTACCTATGTTGACCGAAGTACTTTGGGCGGAACTGATCTTTCACCAGGTACAAGTTGGAATACAGGTGCGGTAGCATCATTCGGTGATACTGCAATTATTGATTTTATCCCATATGGTGATAAAGGTAATCAGGGTACTCAGGGTTTCCAAGGTACAACAGGTATTCAAGGCGATGAAGGTTTCCAAGGTACACAAGGTTATCAAGGTACACAAGGTGTCCAAGGAGTCCAAGGAACACAAGGTTGGCAAGGTACTCAGGGTTTCCAAGGATTTACTGGTATTCAAGGTGATGAAGGCTCACAAGGTACTCAAGGCTTCCAAGGAGCACAAGGTACTCAGGGTTTCCAGGGAGATCAAGGAACACAAGGTTTCCAAGGTTACCAAGGTGTTCAAGGTATGGAAGGCGGCAGAGAATTTGTTGTAACAAACACAGGTTCTACTTCATATGAAGTTGACGGTGTAACACAGCCTAACCTACATCTGTTGAGAGGATTTACTTATACATTTGATTTGAATGTATCAGGTCACCCATTTAAAATTAGAACAAGTGCAGGTGGTTCAGATTACACTAACGGCATAACAATTGTCGGTAATGATGAAACTGGTAGATTGATATTCAGGGTGCCGTTTAATGCTCCCGCTACTTTAGTTTATCAATGTTCTATTCACTCAGGAATGGTTGGGAATATCTTTACATCTGAAGTTGGTCCGCAAGGTACTCAAGGATTGCAAGGTATTCAAGGCACGCAGGGTATTCAAGGATTACAAGGAGTTCAAGGTCCACAAGGTACTCAAGGCTGGCAAGGTACACAAGGTTACCAAGGTGTTCAAGGTGATTTAGGTTTCCAAGGTACACAAGGTCCACAATCTATCCAAGGTACAACAGGTATTCAAGGTGACTTAGGTCCTGCCGGTGAATTTGGTGGTATGACTCTTGATTATACATTTAGTACCGCAACGGATACTTCAGATCCAGGTGTTGGTTTACTTAAATTCAATGCGGCAAACATTGCTTCTGCAACTGAAATGCGTATTGACGACCGAGATGACTCGTTTACCGATGTTCAAGCATTCTTAAGAACAACAGATGAACCAACAAGTGCTGTAAAAGGTTTCTTTAGGGTTATTGA